GGTTGTGTTGGTTTGTCTTGGCCTACTGGCGGCGTCTGCGGCGAGCAGGTAGGCGCTGGTGGACATCATGGCGTTGCTGGTGGCTTGTGACGCCTGGGCGTTTGCGGCGGTTTCGTTTGCCAGCAGCTTGCTTTCGTATTCCTGCTGCATCAGGTCGGCTTGAGCCTGAGTGATTTTGCCGGCTTTTAGCTGCTCGTTGATGACGACGCGGTGCGTTACCTGCATTTGAGCGTTTCTAGGCAGGTTTGCGAAGCTGGGGTGATTTCTAGCGCAATCGGACGAGATGTTTCCGTCTGAACGTGTGCAGGCGGCTGTGATGTCGTTCATTGCCTGCCTACCGGCGCATCCGGTCAGGGTAATCGCAAAGAGAAATAGAATAACGCGGTTCATAGACGCCTCCCTTAATGGTGAGAGGCTAGACCGCGTTACCGTAAATCGCTTAGTGCGGGAATATACCTATCCCGCCGAGCCGAACATCTTGAAAAAAATAGAAAATAAAAATCCGGTTTTGCGTTTTCCGCAAACTGGTGGCGGAATTGTGTTTAGAGGCTCTTATGGCTGACTTTGTATCGGCGTCTATGACGCACCAGTATGTCCGGCAGCTTGAGCATCGAGTTGAGGCTCTGGAACGACTGGTAAGCGCTCTTGAGCGTCGGTCGGTTGAGGTGGCGTCGGAACTAATTCAGCCCGCCAAGCCTAAGACTGACCGCAAAGAGTATATGCGGGATTATATGTCGCGAAAGCGGCTGGAAAAGCGCGAGGGTTTGAGTAGTTAATTAAATGAGCGCCGGGTAGATTGCAGTCACCCCGACGCTCTAACCACCAACCCGAATGGAGCGGGCGATGGCTAAGAAATTATATCCCACGTTAGATACTCTCCGTCAATTAATGGAATACAATCCAGGCACGGGTGAGTTGAGGTGGAAACCAAGAACGCCGGACATGTTTCGTCCTGGTAGAACAAGCAGTGAAGCTAATTGCGCCGCTTGGAACAGAAGGTATGCAGGCCAATTACTTGGCAATGGCGTTAAACGTCATCAAGTCAAAGTCGAAGGCAGGCAGCATATAGTTCATAGGTTGGCTTGGTTGCTCCATTATGGAACTTGGCCGATCAATGAATTGGATCACATAAACGGCGATCCGTCCGATAATAGAATAGTTAACTTGCGAGAAGCTACAAAAGCCCAAAATGGTTGGAACCGTGGGCCAATGGCTAAAAATAAGCTTGGTGTAAAAGGCATATCATATGTCGCCAAGCATAAATTCTATATCGCCCAAATGACAGTAAACTCGAAAAAAATATATATTGGTTCATTTAAATCTTTGGATGAGGCAAAAGCTGCGTATGAAAAAGCTTCAAAGCTTTATCACGGCGAATTTGCCCGTATCGCTTAATGTTAACACGACACCATGAGTGACATATCCGCTATCTACGCCGAGTTTGTTCAGGCGTATCGCGATGAGCCGGTTTTGTTTGTTGAGAAGGTTCTGAAGGCCGAGCCGCTTCCCTGGCAAAGAGAGTTTCTAACCCTCGTCGCCAAGGGTGAGCGTCGTATCTCGGTGAGAGCCGGCCACGGTGTTGGCAAGTCCACGGCGTGTTCCTGGTTGCTCTTGTGGCACCTTTTGACCCGAATGCCACAGAAGGCCGTTTGTACGGCTCCTACGGCGGCACAGTTGTTTGATGCGTTGTTCTCTGAGGTTCGTCACTGGGCAAACCGCCTGCCGGAGCCGTTGAGAGAAACGATTGAAATATTCACTGACCGGGTTGTTCAGAAAGGCGCTCCTGAGAGCAGCTTTATTTCTGCTCGAACTAGCTCTGCCGAGCGCCCGGAGGCGCTCGCTGGTATCCACTCTGAAAATGTTCTGCTTATCTGCGATGAGGCAAGCGCCATTCCAGAGGCAGTCTTTGAAAGCGCCGCCGGCTCCATGTCGGGCCACTCGGCGACGACCGTTTTAATCGGGAACCCGACTAGAAACACCGGCTTATTCTTTAAGACGCATCATCAGTTAAAGTCTGACTGGCGGACGATGCACGTCAGTTGCATGGACAACCGGCTCGTTAGTCAGGATTTCGTTGAGCAGATCAAAAACACCTACGGCGAGAACTCGAATGCCTTTCGTGTTCGCGTTCTTGGTGAGTTCGCTTTACGTGACGACGATAGCCTTATTGCAGCTGACCTTGTGGACGCTGCAATGTCGCGAGATGTTGCGCTCGACCCGCAGGCGGATTTGATATTCGGCTGCGATATTGCCCGATATGGTGCGGATAGGTCTGTAATCTGCAAGCGGCGCGGAAACGTCGTTATTGAAATGCGCCATTGGTCTGGTGAAGACCTGATGGGAACGGTGGGGCGGATTGTCCATGAAGCTAAGATGGACAACCCCGTTGAGATTTGTGTCGATAGCATCGGCCTTGGTGGCGGTGTTGCCGATCGTTTGCGCGAACTGGGTTTTAATGTTCGCGATGTCAACGTCTCCGAGAGCAATGCGCTCAATCAGTCGGCGTATCGACTGAGGGACGAGCTTTGGATAGCTGCCAAGGACTGGCTAGAGAGCCGGGCCGTCAAGCTTCCGAAGGATGATGATTTACGCGCTGAGCTAATCGCGCCGACCTACGCCTTTTCGAGTAGCGGAAAGATTAAGGTCGAAAGCAAATCTGAATTGAAGAAACGCGGCATGAGGTCGCCCGACTTGGCCGATGCGTTGTGTCTCACATTCGCAGGGCAGGGCGCGATGGTTGGCGGCAGGGCGGTCAAATGGCTCCCCGGCAAGCCTCTCCAGAGACGCGTTTCTATTTGCTAGGAAAGAACTGAATGGCACGTCGTCGTCGCCGGCGTTCGTCTCCATCTCCGATGGATGCGGGCCAGGCCGCATATCTTGAGACAGCTCCAGCGGATGAAGATGCCGTTGAGGATGCTGGCGTAGAGGATGATGCTGACGAGGAAGGTGCGACCTCTTACGGCCCTGGCAATGCCGATATGCGCCAGAAGCTCAATCCGCTTGACGAGACTGAGTTTCAAAACCGCGTAGGTATCGCCGTTCAGGCTGCTGAGACGTATATTGACACGTTGATTACCCCGGCGCGTGTTCAGGCGGCTGAGTATTACCGTGGCGCGCCGTTTGGCGACGAAGAGAATGGCCGCTCTCAGGTTGTATTGTCTGAGGTGCGTGACACCATTCAGGCGATTATGCCGAGCCTGATGCGTATTTTCACATCCGGTCAGCGTATCGTGGAATACATGCCGAGGACGGCAGAGGATGTCCCGGTTGCTGATCAGGCTTCGGATGCGGTGAATTTCATCTTTAACGAGATGAACCCCGGATTTAACATTCTTTATTCCGCTTTTAAGGACGCGCTGCTGAAAAAGCTCGGCGTCGTTACTTGGTGGGCGGAAAGCGAAGACCGTGTCGTAGAACGGCATTTTTCGGGCATTTCGAATGACGAATTGCTGCTGATGTTGCAGCAAAACCCGAATGCTCAGCTTGTCTACGTGAACCCAGAGCCTGCTGTTGACCCGATAATGCCGCCGACGTTCTCGGCTTGTGTGCGTCTCGTGGATCAAGAGCGCAAATACCGTGTCCGCGCGCTACCACCCGAATGCTTCATCTGTGACAGAAGAGCGAGGGACACGGATAAGTTCTTTGACCTAGTCGGCTATCGCGACCTTGTGACCGTCTCTGAGCTAATTGAGATGGGATACAACGAGGAAGACATCCTAGAGCATGGTTCTCCTGGCGAGGACAATCTCTGGATTGCTCAGATGGAAGACTACGAGCGTAATCGCGGCACGTATTTTCCGACCGATAACGACGATCCAACGATGCGTCGCGTGAAGTATATGAAAATCTTCATGCGGATTGACAAAGACGGCGACGGTATCGCTGAGCTGCGTTGTATTGAGTGCATCGGGCGCGATTGCTTCGTCCTGAAGGATGAAATCGTCGATCACGTGCCGTTTGCCGTTTTCTGCCCTGATCCTGAACCCCACGCAATGTTTGGACACTCCATCGCCGACGTGACGATGGATTTGCAGCGTATCAAGAGCCACGTAATGCGGGCCACGCTGGATAGCCTTGCTCAGTCGATTTTCCCGAGAACGGCTGTGGTTGAGGGTCAGGCCAATATGGACGATGTCCTCAACAAAGAGGTTGGGGCAATCATCCGTATGCGTCAGGTTGGCGCGGTTCAGGACTTGTCTACGCCGTTCGTCGGCCAGTCGGCTATGCCGATTATTGACTACCTTGATCAGATTAAAGCTCAGCGCACCGGCGTTACCCCGACGAGCCAAGGTCTGGATGCTGAAATGCTCCAGTCCACGACCCGCGCGGCTGTAACGGCGCAGATTTCAGCCTCTCAGGAGCGTATTGAGCTAATCGCTCGCACGTTTGCAGAGAACGGCATGAAACAGCTGTTTTCCGGCTTGCTGAAGCTGATTACCCGCCATCAGGACAAGCCGCTGCTCATCCGCCTGCGTGGAGAATGGGTGCCGGTTGACCCGACCACCTGGGACGCCAACATGGATTGCTCCGTTTCCGTGGCCCTTGGCCGTGGCGACGACGCACAGCAGATGGCGTTCCTGACAACGGTTGCACAGAAGCAGGAACAAATCCTGCAGATGATGGGTTTGGACAACCCGCTGGTTAAACTTAGCCAGTATCAGCAGACGCTTAGCCAGATTGTCCGTAAGGCCGGTTACAAGAACCCGGATGCGTTCTTTTCGCCGATTAGCCAGCAGCAGGAAATGCAGCTTGCTCAAGCGCAGGCGGCGGCGAAGGCTCAGCAGAAAGACCCCAATCAGCTTTTGGCTGAAGTTGAGTTGGCGAAGGCGCAAGCGGATACGTTCGCCAAGCTACAGGGTCAGGCGATTGAGCGCGCTAAGCTCC